TTTATCTCTTTTCTTCTTGAAAATGAACCCATAGAAAACATTTGCACCATTCACTTTCAATCTGACTGCATCACCTTCTGTGAAATCCAACACATCATCTTTCACCACTTTGAAGGAAAGTTGCCCTGGACAACCTTTTCTTTCAGTTGACCAGGTGATGCCTTCCTGAACAACAGGGGAAAACACCTTGTTTCCATGCTGAATCAATAGTTCTACATTTACATTCAAAGTGTTCCCCCCCTTTACTTCAATAAGGGAATAGTCAAAACCTGTCCTGCATAAATCAAGTTTGCATTCTTGATTTTGCCTTTGTTAGCATTGAAGATTGTGGTGTACTTTGCACCATTCCCATAGAATTTTTTTGCAATATTCCAAAGACAGTCACCTTTCTTGACAGTGTAAGTCTGATTCTGTGCAGGTGCAGGGGAAGCAGGACTTGCAGGTCTTGCAGGTTGAACTGTTGCTTTGGGTTTTGTGCCTGCAAAAGTGATGTTGCAGGTCTTTGTTCCAAATTCTCTGTACTGCTTCAATTTGACTGAAACAGTGACATCAAATCCTTGTTTGCTGTCTTCCTTGATGTCATAACTTTCAAGTGACACCTTCATGTTGGTATCAAACAGCATTTTTCCATTTGGAAGTGTCCTGGTCACAATGAACTGAAATGGTTCTTTGCTTGACTTCATTTTTTCCAACTGTTCCAGGAATACCTTTGCATTCACAAAGCCTGACTTGTATGTTGCAAAAGGATATTTCACATTAGGAAGAAGCAGGTCAAAACTGATGTCAGTCAGACCTGCCTTCTTCAAAATGTTCACTTCACCTTCATTGATAAGGGTCAATGTTTTGTTTTCGTTTTGTATCTTCAATTGCAACTTGGAAGGTGCAACTGGACACAACATCTTTCCCATGTAAAAATAATATGCCATTATTCATGCACCCCTTCCGCTGCTTTTTCCATTGCTTCATTGACACCTGTTGCCAAGTAGTCAACCATTCCATCAAGATCCATGTCAGAAGAAACATTGTTGTTGTTCGTCATTTCCACTTTGATTTCAGCAGTGGTGAATCTGTTCACAACTTCTGTTTCTGCAATGTCACGAAGATATTTCAAATCTTCACTGGTGATGTCCATGGAATCTGCCATTGAACCAGTGTTTCCTGCCGTATCAGCAATATTTGCAGGGATCTGACTTGCATCATAACCAGTTGCTTCATATTCAGGGATTTCAAAAGAATCCATGCTGAATGCACCTGAAACACTGTCTGCAACACCATCACCCCATGCAGCACCTGCACTGAAAGCATCAGATGCCCAACCATCCTGGAATGTGTCAAATGTGGACATACCTTCATTGAAGGCATCACCAATGGACTTGTAGTCTTGCTTGTTTCCTTCTGCTTCTGCTGCCTTTGCTGCATATTCATCTGCTTTTGCACTGATTCCTGAATAATCAAATTCAACAAAAGGAAGTTTGTTCAGTGCTGCACAAATGCCTTCTACAACAGACATTGCAGTTGAAAGCAGACCCCAAAACCATGACTGAATTGAACAAATTGCATTATTGAATGCAGTCATCATGTTTGAACCAAGTGCTGCAATTGCATTTCCTATTCCAAGGGCAATATTTGCAACAGAAAGACCCAAGTTTTTGAAGAATTGAATGACAACATTGATTCCACCTGTGATGACACCAAAGCCACTATTTGCAACACCAGTCAGTTTTGCAATTGCTGAACATACTGCATAAATGATTGCAATGATTGCAATGATCAGAAGAATGATCCAGGTCAAAGGACATGCCATCAAAGCAGCATTCAGACCATGCTGTGCAGCAGTTTCTGCCAGGGTTGCACCAGTTGCCATCATTTGTGCTGCTGCCTTTGTGGATTCCATCATTGCAGAAATTCCATTGATTGTGTTGATAACCATTGAAGCACCTGCATAAAGACCAAGTGCAGTGACAATTCCCATCACAATTGGTGCAATGATTGACCAGTTTTCACCAATGAAGGTTGCCACCATTCCTGCAAATTCCATGATCTGCAACAGATACATTGCTATTGTGGACAATGCACCAACTGCATTGGAAGCAAACACCTGAAAATCAGGGTTGTTTGCAATCTCATTGATTTTGTCCAGGACTGGTTGAAATGCCATCAAAGCCTGATTTTTCACTGATGTGAACACCTGACCCCAAGTCATAGGCATTTGTGCAAACTTTGCATCAGTTTCTTCCGCTGCACTTAACAGGGCATTTTTGACAATTTCAGAACTGATCTGTCCTTCTGCTGCCATTTCCCTGATTTGACCAATTGGAACATCCAAATAATCTGCAATAGACTGAATGATTGTTGGTGCTTGTTCAAACACACTGTTCAGTTCTTCACCACGAAGGACACCACTGGACATTGCCTGTGTCAACTGCAACATTGCAGCAGAAACACCTTCCTGTGAAGTTCCTGCAATCGTGAACTGTTTGTTCAACTGTTCCACAAAAGCAACCAGTTCTGCATTGCTGTTGAAAGCATCCTTTGCCATGATTCCCATCTTTGCAACTGCATCAGCAGATTCCTGATAAGAACCCCTTGACCTTTGTGCAGACTGATAAATCATCTGTTGCAACTGTTCTGTGGTCTGCAAACCATCATTCATCATGTCCAGTCTTGCAGTGGTCTGTGTCATTGTGTCAGACAAATCCATTGCTTTTGAAACTGTCTGCAAAGACACATAAGTTGCAACAAGACCTGCAACCTTCCTGGTCAGTCCATCCATAGCAGATGCACCGCTTCTGACAGATCTGTTGTAGTTTTCCTGATGGTCTTGGTTCTGTTCAATGTCATTTCCAAGTTGAATCACTTCAAGTGCAGCCTGTTCTGTTGCCCTTCTTGCTTCTTCAATTGCAGATGTGTCAAAACCACTGTCCATGGAAGTTTCCACTGATTCAAATGCAGTACACATGTTTCCAAGTGCAGAAAGCATTTTATTGATAGGTGCTGACACCCTGTCATACAATTCAATTGATGTTGAAATACTTGCCATTATTCTTCACCGCCTTTCTTGGCATAAATAAAGGACAATCAGACCAATCCTGACTGTCCTATTTCTTTTTGACCTTTGCCTTCTTTGCTGCTTCTTTCTCTTTGTCAATTCTGATCTTGATTGAAGCAATCACAAAGGCTTTTTCTTGGTCATCCATGTTCAGAAATACAGAAGGTAAGATGTGAAGTTTCTGCAATGCAAAATGTGCAAAGTTTGCTTCTGCATCACCTTCTTCAATTAGTTTTTTGCTTCTTCAACCTTTTCTTCCAAGTTGGTGTTGAAACCATTGAAGTCCTGAACAAAAGTTGCAAAAGCCTGATATTCACCAGGATCATCAATCATTTCTTTCAGAAGATCTTCAGGTGTCATCACACCATAGGAATCCTGCAATTCCTTGTCATACAGGTTAGGTTCAACGATACAAGCACACATCATCTTTGCAATGTACTTGGAAGTGTTCAGTTTAGGTCTGTAAACATTAGGTTTACCCTTGACAGGAACATCAATCATGCAATCATCCCTGATGTCATCATTTTCCTTTGTGGTCAAAGGCTTGATTGTCCAAGGAAGGGGATTGCCCTGTTCATCCACAAGGGATTTGGTTGCAGGAAAAGTTGTGTTTTCCTTTGTGATTTTGTTCTTCTTCATAAATCTGCTAAAATTAGACATGGTTTTTACCACCTTTCTTTTTTCGTCATAAATAAAAATAAACCCCTATGCCTTCATTGAAGACATAGGGGTCAAGAATTTACTGCATACCATCAAGCAACTTGAAAGTTTCAGGCATCTTGAAGTCTTCAAAAGTGAAGTCCATATCTTCATCAAGGTATTCACCATCTGCATCAAACTTTGCAAGAATACCACCATCAATGTTGCAGTCAACAAACACAAGGGTCTGTCTGCCTGCTGCACTTGTGGGATCTTCATTGGTGACCTGAATTTCAAAATAGATGTCTTCACCAGTTTCCTTGTACTTCAACATCATTTCTCTGAAAATCGAAGTGTTATAATGGAAAGTAGCAGAACCAGTTCCTTTCCAACCAGTAGCCTTGTTACCAGTGCCAGTCTTTCCAAGAATAGGAACTTCTGCTTTTGTCTTTTCAAAATTTGCTTCAAAATTGATTGCCTGCATGAAATTATATCTGTTGTTTCCAATCGTTGCGAAACATTCAGCCAATTTTGCAGAAATCGCATCTTTTGCTTTCATTGTAATATTAGACATCCTGATTCACCCCTTTCTTATGCAATAGTGACTGTCATATACAACTTTGCCATTGCATTGACAACAGTCACCGCATCATTAACAACAACAGCCTTCTTTGTGTTACCCTGGGAAACAGTCACATCTTCATCACTGAAATCTTCAATTGCTCTGATGTCCTGCATCTGTTCATGATGTTTTACAATGTCAGTCCAAAGACTGATTCTGCCTGCTGCATCATTAGGAACAACACCAAGGTATTTGGTATTGAACAGGACTGCAATGTCATTTGCAATCTGATCAATGACCCTGATTGTCTGATTGTCCTTGAAGATGTCACCCTTGGTGTCAGAAGTAGTCACAAGGGAATTGATGTCTTCAAGTACACGAACATCAGAACCAACCTGATGAAGTACAAATTCACCTGCCTGAATAGCCTTGGTCAACTGTGTCTGTGTGTAGTCCACATCAACAGTGAATTCACCATCATAGATCTTGTTCAGGTTAGACTTGTTCACTGCACAACCTGCTGCAATACCAGTCACCCAATAAACAAGACAGGATTCATCCCAACCTTCATCAGTGACCTTGTTCTTGACATTGATGACACCTTCATAATCAGCAGCCTTGTTATAAAGAACCGCCTGGAATTTAGCACCAACTTCATCACGAAGTCTTTTGACAAAACTTTCATAAAGACCTTTGATGCTTTCTTCCTTGGTTACAACACCAAGGGCATTGAAGGAATATGCTTCAATCTTGTCAAGATAGTTCTGATGTGCAGAACCATCAACAGCACCATTTGCACCACCTTCAAGTGCAATGCCTGCTGTCACTGCAAGTTCAGCAGTCTTCCAAGTCACAAAATCATTTGCAACCAGGTCAGCAGCCTTTGCAACAGTCTGTGTGTCAACAACAGTGCTGCCAAGGACAGTCTTCACATCAAACATGGATGCATCATCCACATTCTTCTGAATAACGATCTTCAAATCATTACCACGAACACCACCAAACTTTGCAGTTGCATAAGTATTGGTTGCCTTATTGCCACCGCCATTCAGACGATAAGCATATAAAGTTGTGATGTTCATGAACAGATCACGAAGACCCTTCATTTTTTCATGATCAAAAGAATATCCAAAGATCTTCATGGAATTCTTCTGAAAATCTGCATTTGTGACTTCAAACACTGCACCTTCAACACCCCAATCAAGTTCAAGGGGCATGGTTGCGATACCTCTATCAGACAATGTTGCACTTGCAGCAGCAAGGGAAACAAAGTTGATATAAGCACCAGGAAGCACTTTGTTCTGTGCCACAAAAGTTCCACCGCCTAATGCCATATTAGTTCACCTTTCCTTTCATAAATTTTTCAAGAAGGGAATCAACCTGTTCAATGGTATAGACACCATTGTCTTCCAGGATTGCATCAAGTGCATCCCTTCTGTCTGCATATTTGTTGGAAGCAAGGATCTGTTCTTTGCTGAACATTGCATCCTGCTTTTCTTTCTGTTTAGTTGCCATCTTTCATCATCCTTTCACATTAGTGTTATGACTGACAGTTTCCATGACTGGTTCAGGTGCAGCCTGTTTATAGACAAACATGTCATAATTCACAAAGAAGTGAAGCATGTCATCAACAACTTCACCAGTCATCTTTGAACCCCTGCACTGGTCACCATCAACTGTGATGATTTCCAAGCAGTCCATCAATTGTTCTAATACTGAATAGCATTCAGACCTTTTTTCATCAGAACCAGGGAAGAAGTGAATGCAGAACTGATTTGTCCTGAAATACCTTTTTCCAAGGAACTGTTCAATAGAAGGGTTCAAGCATATAATGGAAAAACAAGGTTCTTGCAGACCTTGTTCAATGGATTCTGTATAAATTTCATAACCTTCACCGAAGCATGAATTGATTGCAACACTGATTCCATCTATGATTTTTTGTATCATTTGAAACATTCCCCCAATTTCTTTTTGAGTTTGTTTTCAAGAACCTTTGGTGCATCATTTTCAACTTCTTGTTCAGAAATGGTCAACATGAATTTGCCTTCCACCCATCCATCACCACCCCTGGTTCTATGCCCAAATTCAACATAAGAAGCATATTCAACAGGGTTGATGATTTCAATGACATAGACATTGCCAAAGTGGTTGACTTTCAGACTTCCTGCATAAGCAGATGCAGCCTGACTTTTTCCATTTGTCCATCCCCTTCTTAAAGTACCACCTTTTTTTCCTGAACCTTTGGGATATTGTCCAACAGGTGTCCTTTTGATAACTTTTGCAAGCAACCTTGCAGCAAGTTCTTTTGCACATGATTCAATGAATTGATCAACCTGGTTTGCACCAAGGGATGATTCAACCTGCTGTCTGAATCTGTCCAGGTCACGAAAATTCACACTTCCATTCCTTGCCATTATGCCCACCCCTTGAAAAGTTCAAGAACAATTTCCTGGTGTGTGCTGTAAAAAGCAGGTTCACCACTGGACTTGTAGTCAGTAGTCACACCATTCTGTGTGATGGTCAGTTTTGAACCAGGCTTGACCTGAATTTCAGGTGCAAGGAACACCTTTGTGATTTGAACAATGGAAGCAGCAGTTTCAGTTTGGTTTGCATTGTTCACTGTCTTGAAGGACAGTCTGCAAGGAATTTCTTCCTGAACAATAACATCCTGAAAACCAGTGGACTTGTTTTCTTTCTGAACTTTTTGGTGTTCAGTGATTGTGCATTTGCCATCATATAAAGATTCAATTGCTTTTCTTGCTTTTACCATCTTATTTTTCGATAACATACAAAATCACCTTCCCCATGGTGCAACAGGTAGTTGACCATCTGATCAAACTTTTCTTCATCAGAAGAACCACCAAAGTTCACCTGTGTGTCACCTTCCTTGATGCTTGTGAAAGCACCATCAAAGTCCAAATCAGCAATTTCCAACTGTCCAGTCTGCTTCTTGGTGAAAAGAAATTCACCACAAACCATGTCAACTGCTACATTGAAAAGTCCATCAGGAACATCAGTGGTATTGCAAGAATTCTTGATGTGGTTTTCCACCTTCTGCATTGCAAAACAAATCAACCAACTGTCATCTTCCTTCAAGGTGTACCCAAAGGAAACCAGTCTTTTCAGAACCGCTTCATAAAACGATTCTGAAAGACTGGTTTTTGTCATAACAGTCAGGATGTTTGCAAGGACTTTCTTCATCATTTCATCCATGCAATATCACCCCTTTCAATTAACCCTTGGAAACGATCTTTGCAATAGCAATTGCCTTGTGCGGAATTGCCTTTGTACCATCATTGATGATTGCCCAGTTTGCACCATTTGCAAGGTCTTCATTGGAAGCAGAAGCAGTGATGGTTGCAGGCTTTTCAAAGGAAATGCCATCAACACCGCAAATGTAACGATCACGAACATAAAGGGTGTCCTGACCACCATTAGTCTTGGGATCTCTGCTCATTTCATAAGGAACAGCATCACCAATGTCATCAAGGATGATTGCACCCTGACCAAGAACATAAGTGGTGTACTTGCCACCATCAACAGGCATGTTGTCATCAATCAGGACAGTTCTGCCATTCCAAGTTGCAAGTGCAAGTTCTCTTTCGATACCATCAGCATCAGTCTGTGTCATGTACTTCAACAGTTTGATGTTTTCAAGGTTCGTTGCCACTTCACTGTGCATGATGACAAGTTTGAAGATGTTCTTGTTGTCACCACAAGCCTTCTGAATAGCCTTGTTCAGAGTAGTAGAACCAACCATTGCAGCATCATCTGCTTCACCGCTGATGTCAAAAGTATGCTTTTCAATGAATTCCTTTGCAGCAGTAGCAGCAACAGTGTCACCTTCAACACTCATGCCATACACACCTTCAAGGATTGCAAGCAGCATTGCCTGACGAACATCAAACTTGTAGTCAGCAATCTGTGCAGCAACATTGTCCATGAAGTCCACACCTGCTGTGATGTTCTTGCTGAAACTTCTTTCAGTCCAAGAATCCATTCTGCTTGCCACAATGAATCCCTGTTCATAAGTAGTGGTGTTAGTGGAAGCAATGTCAGTTGCACCATCATTGTTCTGACTGGTAGAACCATCAATTCTTCCAAAGTACGGAATACGAGCATACAAAGAACCAGTCTGATTGCCAAGTGCAGCACGAGCCTGTTCATTAGAACCAACAGCACCACTCTTTGCAAGTTCGTTCTTTGCAACATTAGGAATTCGGTTCACATAAGCACCAAATGCCTGGGGATTGAAACTTTTAGAATCAAATTTTGCCATTTTTAGTCACCTTTACCTTTCAAAAATTTTTATAGTGGTTTTTGATTGACATTAGTCAATCTTTGCATCAGGGTGTTCTGCCATATAAGCAGCAAGTTCTGAATAGGTCATTTTGGAAGTGTCCACACCATGGTCACCATCTTCATTGCCTGATTCACCAGGTTTTGCACCCTTCACCTGGGTTTTCTTGGTTTCTTTCGCTTCAAAAAGGTATTCATCAGACTTCTGCAATGCTTCAATCTGTTCAGCAAGACCCTTGATTGTGCCATCTTCACCAATTTCAGCCTTGTCAAGATCCTTCAAAAGTGCCTTGACAGCAGTGGTGTTCTTTGCTCTTGCACCAGTCAGTGCAGCATCAACAGCAGCATCAATCTTCAACTGCTTGATTTCAGCAGCATGTGCTTCATCTTTTGCCTTGTTGTCAGCCTGCAAGGTTGCAATCTGCTGTTTCATTGCTTCAACATCACCAGTGGAATTCTTCAAGGTTTCCAACTGACCATCCCTGTCACGAACATCAAGTTCCAACTTTTTCTTTTCGTTGTTCACTTCATCAAATCGTGCCTTGGGAATGTAACCCTTCAATTCTTCCTGGGATGCTGCTTCTGCCTTTGCAGCAAGATCTTCACTGATACCTAATTTCACAAATTCTTCCTTTTTCATGGTTGTTTACCATCCTTTCATAATCATTTTTGTCCTGGTTCAGTCCAGTTCTTTATGTCTTTTCAGTTTTCGTCAGAAATACCAAAGTGACGATTCCCAAAAATGCCAACAAAAAAGCAACCCAACATTTGCATGTCAGATTGCTTTGAAGCAGTCACTTTTGAAATTATTGAAAAAAAAGGTTTCCCTTTATTCACAAAAATAAATTCCCCTTGAACTTCCCTTGATGCAGTTCTTGGAAGGACATTTCACTTCTGCTGCATTCCCAACAGGGAAATATTCAAGTTTCTTTGCACACCTTGGACAAAACACAATTGCATCAGGATATGCAAGTTTGTTGTTGATTGCATTGATTTCTGCCTGTTTCAGTTTCTTGACTTTCTTCTTGAATAACTTCATGATAAGATCCTTTCTAATCAACCATTTTGTCAGGTTGATTGTGTTCTTTCATCCATTCTTCAAATTCCTTCACCAATTCAGGTGGTGCATCTTCTTTCAGATGCCAATTGTCAGGTTCAGGAACAAAATATTCACTTGTGAAAAACTTTGGCATGATCATATTATTGCACCCCTTTCAAAACATCTTCAAGCATTTCACCAAATTTCTTTGCAACAGGTCTTGGATTGTCAGAACACATGTATTCTGCAAAGCATTCTGCAAACCATTCCTGGGCATCTTTGGTTGCATATCCGCTGACTTCTTTGTATATGTCAGCAATTTTCAAACCACATGCCTTCATGACCTTTGGTCTTAAATCAGCAGAAACAATCTTTGGTTTCCAACCATTCACACCTGATGCAAATTTGGTGTATGTCAACCAGTCATCAATTGCATGACCTAATTCATGCATAACAACAGAATCAATTGACAGAACACCTTTTGGATGAAAACCAGTTGCTTCACTGTCAATCAATGCTTTTGTCAATCTTTCAACACTTCCATAATAAGAAGTATTGACAGTGATTCCACCATGACCAAGACCAAAGAAGCATTGTGCCATGGTGCTTCCACCTAATTTTGCAGAATTCACTGCATTCAGTTGACCTTTTAACTGTGGAAATTTTTCAAAAACCTGTTCAAAAGGTCTATAAACTGCCTTTGCACATTCCAAATCAACACCATCCAAAGTGATTCCATCAACAGACTTGATGATTTTACCACCTGAATCCATTTCATAGAACCATTCACCATGTTGTTTGAACAGTGACACAACATCATCTGTTGTTTGACAGTCATCCAAGGTCAAAGATGTGTTTTCTTTTATTATACCACTTTCATCAACAACTTTCAAATCAGCAGTCTGACCATCAACCATTGATTTCTTCCAGTCTGCATATTTCATGTTGTCAGGTACATAATAAGTTTTCCCATCTTCACCCCTTGCTGCTCTTTCACCAGTGTAGTTGTCTTCAAACCAAGGAACTGTGACTGATCTGCACCAAGGGTGAAAAGGTGGTGCAGTCACACCTGCTTCATAGTCTTTCATGGGGAAGTGCTTTCCATCCATTTCCTGACATATTTCAGAAGTGTCCTTGTCTAATGTTGCCACAATTTCAAATTCTTCAACATCCAGGTCATTGAAGGCTTCTTTTTGTGCTTCTGAATGGAAATATGCCTGTTCAGTCATCACAAGTCTTCCTGCCTGATTCTTGGAAGTGTTGAACTTCTTGGAAATTGCCTTGATTGCATCATCAGGTGCTTTTCCCAGGATGCAGGTTCTTGTCAATTGGTTGTGAAGTTCACTGACCAACTGTGTTCTTGATTCCCATATCCTTTCAGAAAAGTGCTTTCCATCTGCTGCCCAAGGTTTAGCAACCAACTTTTCCAGTTTTCTTTCATCAATCTGACCAATTTCCCAACCAACATTGAAACCCCTTTGAATTTCAAAGATGCTGTGATAATAGTCTTCTGTGAAAACCTTCCTTGCAAGTGCATCAACCACATCAAGTTCATTTCCAAAAGCAACTTCTGCTGCCTGTTGGGTTCTGATCTTCAAGGCTTCCAATCTGCTGATGTGGAACTTTGCAGAAGCATTTTCCAGTTCCTTCATCCACAAGTGATTCAGGTCATTTTCTCTGCCATATCTGATGTATTCTTTGACATCCCATCTGAATTCTTTCAGTTCAGCAGCAGTCAGAAGTTTCTTTGCTTCCTGCATGGTGATTTGATTGTTTTTTGCAAATCTTCCATACCATGCTTCAATTTCTGCCTGGATTTGTCTTTGTGCAACATCAAAAGCAGGTTCAATCTTCCTGAATGCTTCTTGACCATAGGCATTGGAAGCATCTTCAAGAACACCAAACCTTTTTTTCCAGTATTCAGAATTCTTCTTTTTTGCCTTGGACATTATTCATCACCTGCACCTTCATCACCAGGGGGATCTGTGTTTCCACTTCCACCTTGATCAGTTGCAGGGTTGAAAGCAAGACCATATTGTTCCATATTTGCTTGCTTCTGTGCTTCCATTCTTTCAAGTTCTGCCTGCGGATCATCAACCCAAGGATGCTGTGCAATCAGGGTTTCATCAGAAATGATTCCTGCTGACTTGCTGATGTTGTTAATGACTTCACCTTCATTCAGCATCATATCCCTGTTGAATATGATTTCCACTTCTTCACCTTCAAAATCACCAAGTCCAACATTGAACAGGTGCATGTTGATGAACCAAAGCAGTTCTTCAAAAGATGCCTGAAATTCAGTTTCCATTCCATTTGCATCCAGGTCAATGTCACTATACATGGACTGAATGTTCATTTGGTTTGGTGTACCATTCATTCTGTCATCTTTTGCATCATATCCCATTGCATTTTCAATGATTGCCTTCTTGAACAGTTCAATGATTGCTTTGTAATTGTCAGCATTGACTTCAACTTGAAGTGTTCTGACATCACCGCCTGCACCATCAACAGTTCTGACCTTCACTGCACCATAGGTTGCAAGATTTCTTCTGAATTCACCAAGGTTTTCACCATCATAGTTGACAACAACCAGGATTGTGTTTCTTGGATCTTCTTCCATCTGATTCTGAAAGTTTGATTCAATCAGGTTCAGACCATCCTGCAAGGACTTGACCATCTTGATCAATGGAATTTCTTTGTTGTTATACTTGAAAGCAATCAAAGGAATCTTTGTCCAGTTGAACCCCTGGTCTTCAATGCTAAAATAGGGAACATGTTGGTCACCATCAGGTTTCAGGTTTCCACCATCAGTCAATTCAAAGTAGGAAACACCTGCTTCATCATAGACTTCAACCTTTTCAATGACCTTTTCTTCACTTCCCACATAGGCAATCACTTCATAGATTCTGATGAATGCTTCAAGGACTGTGTGTTCAGCATCCTTCCACAAAGGAATGATTTCCCATGGACTGAATCTTTTGAAAGTGAATTCACCATTGTCATCATAATAGGGGAACAACCAAGCAATTCCACAATTCAGGGAATCATCACCAACTGCCTTCAAGGTTCGCATGAACTTTTTGTTCAGGAACTGTTTCAGGATCTTCACATAGACTTCATTGTCACACTGGATGGTGAATGGTTGACCCAACAGATAGTTGGATTTCTGAATGACCATCTTTTTATACTGATTGTCAACAATTCTGTTGTTGGGAAGGTTCTTGACAACTTCAAGTTCACCATCTTTTCCAATCACTGTTCTTTCTCTGAACAAGATGTCATGTTTTCCATCAAAATATTTTTCACCAGTCAGCATGTCAGTCCTTCTTCTTGACTGCTTGAATTTGTTGATTTCCTTGACAATGAACTGTTCATCTGTCAGTTTGCCTGAAACATTGACATTGACCAGTCTTTCAAGTTTTGCTTTCCAAGTATCAGCAAAATTGAACATCATTCTTCACCACCTTTCATTCACATCATATTGCATCCACCTTCATGAATGCTTCAAATAGTTTCAAGGACTGAATTGCAATCCAATCAACTATTTCTTCATTTTTACCCCAAGAAGAAGCATCAAGACCTGATTCAAACAGGAAAGCATGAACCAGTTCATGTCTGATCACTTGTTTTCTGTACTTTTCCAGGTCTTCCATGCTGCCTGGGGTGTTTTTGAAAGTGTCAATGACAATTTTCTTGGTGCTGAAATCACAATATCCATCATTGTTTTCCAGGATGTCATCTTGAACCTTGTCAGATTCAATTATTTCATATTTTGTTCCAAGCACTTCAACTGTCATTGTTTTTCACCTTCCCTTTATGTTTTA